GAACAGCTGCCCCGCGGTGCGCCCGGCCCGGCCCGGCATCTCCTCACGCCCGACCGCCCGGTCGAACATCCCCACCAGCGCCCATAGCTGCCGGCCCCGCACCCGCGACACCTGCACCGGCAGGCCCCCGGCGCCCAGGATCGGCTGGCGGGCCTCCCAGCGCTCCGGATCGCGCGGCGCGACCGTCTCCACCACCGCGGCCAGCTGCCGCACCGACGACGCGCCGTACACCCGATCGCTCACCGGTTCTTCCGCTCGACCATCTCGGCCGCCTCCATCAACGACGCGCGCCGGGCCCCGCCCGCCGGGTGCCGGGACGCGGCCTCCCGCAACTCACTCGCCACCGTCTCCCGCACCTCTTTCTCGGACGGCGGCATGTCCAGCCGCAGCTTCCGGCCGAAGTAGACGGTGAGCTCGCCGATGATGGGCATCAGCAGCTTCTCGTAGCTGTCGCCGATCTTCCATTTCGACCGCTCCAGCCCCTCCCGGGCAGCGGCCAGCATCTCGTCCAGGATCGGACGGGCATCGAACTCGGACTTCTCGGCACTCACAGCTTGCTCCCCACTTACACGAACCGGTCCACCAAATGGTCGTACACGGCGACCGCGGAGGCGGCGTGTTTCGCCTTGAGTGCCTCGTCGTCGCGCTGACGGATGTAGCGCAAGGTGGTCTGCACGTGGGCGTGGTCGGCGTACCGCTGGATCTCCTCCAGAGGTACCCCTTCGTCGTGCATGTGGGTGAGCTTGGAGGCCCGCAGGACGTGCGGGGTGACGTCCCTGCCGGGCAGGACGCCGGCGAGCTTGCCGAGCCGGTTCAGCAGCCGGTCCACGTCGTGCCGGCCCATGGCTTGCCCGGCGTCGTCCAGCAACAGCAGGCCGGAGGTCCGCTCGGCGATGGCGACATCCATCAGTTCGCACAGGCGGGGCGGCAGGGTGAACACGCGACCCTTGTTGCCCTTGCGCCGCAGGTCCAGCTTCCGCTGGTCCCCCTCGTAGCGCAGGTCGTGCAGGCCGGCGGTGCAGCATTCGGAGACACGGCCCGCCAGCGTGTAGATGAGCGCGGGTACCAGCATCTGCCGAGGGGTGTCCGCCTGCTCCAAGAGGGCTTGGAACTCGTCGACTTCGAGGACCGGTGTGGCGGTGGTGTGGTCGTTCGGGTCGACGCGGGGCTTGTCGAACTTGGTGACGGGATTGGTGATCTGCTGGTCGGTGGACCAGGCGGTGAAGGCGAACAGGGACGACAGGGAGTCCATGCGGCGCTTGATGGTGCGCGGAGAGCTCTTCCGCAGCTCCTCGTGTTCCCGGTAGGCACGGACGATGGGCGGGGTGACGTCTTGCAGCGCGAACGGTGCGATGCCCTCCTCCCGTTGCAGGAAGGCGGCCCAGTGCCGGATGTCGTCGGCGTAGTCACGCTTGGACCCGGCCGACGAGATCAGGGTGGACGACAGCCAGGAGACGACGTAGCGGAACGTCTCGGGGGTGCACAGCTCGGCGAGAAGTTCCAGGCGCCACCGGCGCGGCCCGAGCCGCCGGGTGCGCGGATCACGGGGCGACACCTCGCCGAGGAGGTCCCGCAACCGCATCAGGTGCTGTTCAACGGACTGCTCGACCGGTCCGGCTGCTCTGATCTCGATGTCAGATGTCACAGAAGCAGCGTACATAAGTCCTAGTTATGCGCTTCCCCAGGAACGATCCTGCCGCAGGTGCCACGCGGCGGGGTCAGGCCCAGTGGTGCTGACCCACATGCCCGGTCGGCAAGAGGCAGGCGTCGTCGCCGCGCTCTTCCATGCAGACTGGTTCGTGCGTCCACTGCCGATCGCCGGCGTCGGTCCAGCGCAGCCACCACAGCGTCTGGTCGTCCCACGAACGATCCTGGGACTGGCCGAGCGAGACGTGCGCCCCAGGGTGACTGTTCTCCAGCAGGCACTCCAGTTCGTGGAGAACCTGGTGTGCAGCGTCCGGGAGTTGCTCAATGCGCGTGATCTCCTGAGGAGTCAGCTTCACGGCTTCGGTAGCGCAGTACCGGATGACGGCCTCCTCGATCACGGGCGATGGCTGAGCTTATCGGGAACCAGGAGGCAGATCAGCTGGCGTTCCGGCTGCTTCGGCCCGCGGCCCTGGGCTCAACGGGCGCATTGACCGGGTTCAGGTCCGCGTTGAAGCGATCGTCGGCAGATTGCTCGGCCTCTTCGTGCGCCTCAACTTCACTCAGCAGGAAACGCACCTTCCCGGCCAGGCGGAAGCCCCGTGGGTATGTGCCCCTGCGCCGAGACCGCGCCGTATAGATGGCATTGGGCGTCGTATGCCACCGCTCGGCCAGCTGCTGAACAGTCAGAAAGGGAGATGTCCTCTGCTCACCAGCCATGAGGGATCCCTGCGCTCCGATGCGGCCCTTGCACCTGGTGACCTTATCGGGAGGCAGGGCAGCCGTCCGCGCGACGCACGGCGGGCCGAACTCATATCTTCGTCAGGAGCGATCCTAAGCTCCGGCACCTCGCGCGGACTGATCGCTCTCGACGTCTCGGCGGACGCCCCGTCCGGGTGGAAGCTTCTGGCGCGACACGAAGCAGCAGCAACGGAGACGTGTGAGTCACGACACATCTCGGCGGCGGCGTTACGTAGGTGTTCTGTTCCGTTGCGACGGCGTTCCGTGCTGTTCCGCCCCCGATCGAGACCAGACACGGCGCCACGGACCGCGAACACCTTCTGCGATAACCGGCGTTGCTCAAGCACCGTCGTAGACTTTGACGCGCGAAGGGAGCCCTGCAACCCCGACTCCGGTTCCTAGGCCACTGGTCGGGAGGGCTCCCTGCGTAGTGCCCCGTCACGCGATGAAACGGAAGGAAACACCTCGTGCAGAGTAACAAGCACAGCGCTCCCATGGACACCCGACGCTCCCGCATAGCGCGTCATCTGCGGAAATGGCGCCGGCGGCATGGTCACGGTGTCCAAGCCCACCTGGTCCGAGGCCTCTCATACGGCGTCGGCAGCGGCGCCGTCAGCCTCCTCATCCTCTGGGTCGAGACCCGCTTCTGAGCACCCGTACGCCGCAGCACCAGGGCCCGCCCCCGTACCCGGTGGCGGGCCCTGCCCATTCCCGCTCCGGGGCAACACTGGCGCAGGATCCGGGACAGATGGATTTGCACAGTCGGTGCGACCTGACGGGCAGCCACTGCTATGAGGCTCCCGGCTTTCACCATCCTGATGTGGGGGTAGCGCCGAGATACGGGTCAAAGGGGCAATGAGTGGATCTTGAAGGGGTCCAGCCCCATGGTCAGCGCAGTGGCGCCGCAGTAAATGCGTACACCTCGCCCCGGCGGCCGGAAGATCTCGCCGCAGGTCGTGGCGATTACGACAGAGGCTCTGCCGCAGTAAATCCGGTATTTACTGCGACAATTCGACTTCCAAGATCATCCCGTTGCCCCCTTGACCCGTATCTCGGTCAGCCCCCATGTGGCGCCTGACGCGAACGGCCGCGTCGCACCCTGGCCGGGCGAAGCCTGCGGGACGAGCAAGATCGAGTTATTTAGTGTGAATTTTTATTGGACAAGAGTCCTGGTCAGGAGCTAGTCCGTGGTCCTGGTGGGTTGAGGCGGCCGAGTCTCGTCGGCGCGGTGCCGGGCCCGGAGCACCATGTGCAGGCGCTGCAGGAGTAGCCCCGCGATGACGAGCAGGAGGAGCGTCCTGCTGAAGCGCTGGACCTGGGCGGCTACGCCGTCGGGCCAGATGGTGATGGTGACGGTGTACAGGCACAGTGCTCCGATGGCGGCGGAGAAGGCCATCAGGTTGCGGCCGACGGCGGTCTTCTGCCACGGCATCTTGAGGTGGTAGACGAGTACGAACACCGCGGCGCACAGGGTGACCAGTGCAGATGCTGCAACGTTTGCGATCTGGGCGCAGTCCATCAGCGGTCTCCCTCCAAGGCTATGCGGAACATCTCCGCGAAGTGGTTCTTCTCAAGGCGCCGCTGCAGGGAAGCGGAGACTTCGGTGGCGGCTTCCTGGCTGTCCTCTAGCTGAACCCGGGCGTGGCGGGTGCGTTCGAGGGCGTGGGTGGCGGCGCGCTGGCCGGGGGTCTCGGGCCGGTGCAGGGGCAGGTGGCGTTTACGGAGCCATCTGAGAATCCACTTCATCGCCCACCTCCCGCCCCGGCTGGGGTAGTGCTCGTAGCATGCGCTCGGCGGCCTGGGCGACCACGAGCAGTTCCCCGACTTGGCCCTGGGCGATCTGTCTGGCCGCCTCCGATTCCCGGTGGGCTTCTTTCCAGGTGTCGCGCTCGGCGATGGCGTCCGCGACCCGGGCGTCGCGGTCTTTTCGCACGTCTTCGAGGACTGATCGGGGAACGAGTCGGCCAAGGAGGATCAGCAGGACGACGAGGACGACGATGCCCGCTGCTCCGAGGTCGCCTGCGTTCAGGCCGAACAGCTCGTTCATCGGTCAGCTCCCCTCTGGGGCACGGCGGCCCGGGTCGCGTGGGGTGCGGTTAAGCCGCCGTGCCCGTGGTTCATGCCTGGATCGTGTGCTTGTCGAGGGGGCTGGTCTGCTCGAGGCGTGTGGGGCCGACGGGAGCGGTGACCTCGCGGTGGAGCAGCAGCGCGACGGCGCCTTCGACGGCGAGCATCCAGATGGCCTGCGTCTCGGCCGGCATCTCGAGGCCGAAGGCGAGGAACAGGGCGAGGACGCCCTGGGCGAGGTTGACGATTGCGGCGGCGGTGGCGCCGGTCTTGAGGACGATGGCGCTGATGAACGCGACGGCCAGGGACAGGACGGCCATGATGGCGCCCTGCTGGGTGTCGGTGACCTCGACTCCGTACGCGGCGGCCAGCTTCAGGGTGATGCTGACGAAGGCCAGGATGTAGACGGGCTCACGGCCGAAGATCTTCACGGGGTTCTCCTTGGTGGGTGGGGCGGTGGAAGGGTTAGAGCTGCTTGGGGACCTTGAGGGCGTCCCAGGACTTCTTGCCGGGGGTGCCGTCGGCGTCCGCGCCGGAGTAGCCGAGCTTGCGCTGCCAGGCGGCGTAGGAGCGGCGGTCAGCGTTGGTGAACTGGGGGCCGGGCCCGTGGTTGTAGCGGCCGCAGCCTTCGGCGACCAGGCGGCGGCCCATGGCGGTGATGAGGGGGCTGCGCCGGCCGGTGTGGAAGAACGCGGCGCCCGGGAACGGCTCGTAGCGGGTCGCGGGCGCGGCGGGCTTGGCTGGGGCGGGTGCTGGGGCGGCGGTGGGCAGGTGGAGCTTCTGCCCGACGCGGATCTCGTCCGGGTCGGTGATGGCGTTGAGGGCCACCAGGCGGCCGACGGTCGTGCCGTGCGCCTTGGCGATGGAGGAGAGGGTGTCGCCCTTCCTCACCGTGTACGTGGTGGCGGTGCCGGCGCCCGGCGCGGGGGCGGTGTCCGGCTTGCCGGGGACGATCGCGGTGTCGATGCCGCCGGGGTCCCAGTGGTCGTTGCCGGGGACCTGTGAGTGGCCGAAGTGGCCGCCCTTGGTCTGCCAGACGGTGCGGTCCCGCTTGGTGGCGGCCGCAGCGGTCGCGGCGGGCTTGCCAGCGGGCCAGGTGTCGGGGATGCCGTGCGCGCGGGCGGCGGCCAGGAGCTTGCGGTAGTTCGGCTTGCCGGCGGGGTCGAAGCCCTTCGTCCACGGCTGCGCGGCCCGGCCGAGGACCTCGACCTGGATGTTCACGCGGCCCTCGCGGTTCGTACGGCGGGATCCGTCGTTGCGCAGCGCGCGGCCGGATTTCGTCAGCGGCCCGAACTGGCCGAGCAGGTCGGACGCGGGGTCGTAGATGACCTGGGGTTCGGCGCCGACCCGGATGAGGTAGGCGGCGACGCTGTAGAAGTAGGCCTGGCCTGCCGGGGACTCGGTGGTGTGCCAGGTGACCCTGGGCGGGTTGCCGGGGGTGTCCATGGCGCCGCCGATGGCCTGGGAGCCGAAGCGGATGGCGCCGTCGATGTAGGCCGGGCCGGACGCGCCGCGCGGCAGGTCGGTTGCGGCCTCCCGGCCCTTGACGGTGTCGACGGCCTGCGCGGCGGCGTCCTCGGCGGTGGCGGGCCGGCTTGCCTGGTGCGGGGCGTGCACGTCGTACTCGGGTGCGTCGGTGGGGACGTACACGTCGAGGTCGCCGTCGGAGCGCAGGACCATGAACGCGCCCGCGAGGCGGGGGTGCTCCTTGACGTGGCGGTCGCAGCCGTCGAGGGCGGCGATGGCGCGGACGTCGTCGACGTGGGACTGGTCGCAGGTGCCGTAGTAGGTGGTGGCGGTCTCAAGGCTGTCGGGGTCGAGGTGGTCGACCGCGACGTGGTACTCGGTCACGGGGTGACTCCGTCTCTGTTCATGCGGTACATGAGGAAGTGCAGAACATCTTTCGAGTTCTTGCTTGAGTTGCACGATTTGCAGATGGGGGCCAGGTTCATCCAGTCACCTTTTCCTCCATTTGCGACGGCCGTCACGTGATCGATGGCTGTTGACGGATTCCCGCAATACACGCACGGATCTGAACTGATGATCCGGGCGTACTCGATCGCCACGGGGCCACCCTTCCGGTAGTCGGCACTCCGGGGCCTATTTGCAGCACGCCACGCTCGGGCGTATGCGTTGATCTTCTCCCTGTTGGCTTTGGAGTAGGCGAGCCAGCGAGTTCGGTTGAAAGGGATGAGGCGCTGCTTCTCCCGGTGGCAGACCTTGCAACCCTTCAGCCTGCCAGCCGCATAGCGCATGGAGGTCTTCGGGTCATGCCCGCACAGCCATCCATCACCGGCTTGCTTGCGTGGCAATACGCCCTGCTCGCGGGCCTTCTCCATGGCGCGCTCTCGATGACAGGTTGCGCAGTCGTATCGATCAGGACGAAGGTTCTCGGACTTGTGATGTCCTCGAGGACAGAACTCGGAAGCTCCACGTCGGCGTTCTGGTACTCCCAAAGACCGCCTTTTACGTTCCTTGTAGGATCGCTGGCTCTCCCTACGCTCGGGGGTCGCTTCAGCTTCCTTAGTGCAGCTCTTGCAGATCGAGCCGAGTCGGGGGGATCCGTCGGCGAACGAGCCTTTGCGGAAAAAGGCGGCGGCGTCACTCTTCGGGTGACCGCAACGGGCGCAGTTGTTTGAGCGCGGAGTAGGCATATCAAATCCTATTCCGTGAGCTATCGCGCCTGGGTTGGATTACGTCAATCGCCGAACGCAACTTGTTGTACGTACTTAGCCGGAATCTTCCCGATCCGTAATCGCCCCAACTGCTGCCCCAACTATTCACGAACCGCAGGACGGTGTGGTCGGGCAGGAGGCCGCCGTCGTCCTGGGCGACCGCTTCGAGGGCGACGACGCACACCTCGTGGCCGCCCTCGAGAGGCGAGTCGGCCCAGGCTGGGTCTTCGTCGATGAAGCCGGCCGGGTCGGCGGTCTGCGTGAACGCGGCGTGCCACGGCATGCCCATCAGCACCGGGCCGGTCTGCAGCAGGGCGCACAGTTCGCCGGCGGTGGTGGCGTGGCCGTACTGGTCGATCAGGCCGCGGTCGCGCATGGCTTTGGCGACGCCGAGGCCGGAGGAGCCGACGTCCTGGGTGGGCCAGGTGTAGGTGTGCCACTGATCGCGGGTGGTGGCGTCGGCGTAGAGGCCGATGGCGAAGTGCTCGGCGGCGGCCGCGTCGGCGGTGTTCAGGCCGGCTGCGGTGGCCTGGGCGTCGTTGAGGAGGATCGACAGGGCGGCGGTGGCGGCGTTGCCAGTGCACGAGCCGAGGGCGTCGACGTCCTCTTCGAGGCCGTAGTCGGTGCTGGTGCGGATTCCCTGGGCGAGGAGGTTTTGCTGGTCGAGGACGGGGATGCGGGGCTCCCACGCGGTGGCGCGCAGGGGGTGGTGGCCGTCGTAGGTGCGGCGGTAGGCGAGGCTGCGCGGGTCCAGCACCTGGTGGCGTCCCAGGTGCGGCTGGACCTCGTACTGGCGAACGGTGACGTGTGCGGGCACTCGCCCCTGCTCCCGACTCCCCGCGCCCGAAGCATGTGATGGTGTGCTGCGCCAGCTCGTGCGGCTGGGTGGCAGTCCCTCGGGGGTGGTGCCGGGCGGAGGGTCGCCCTGGTGATCTCAGCGTAGGGCCGGGTGGGGCGCGTGTTGCCCCGGGTCAGGCCTCCCGGTACCAGCCGTTGATGGTGAGGGTGGCGGTTGCGGAGAGGTTCTCGCCGCGCACCAGGATGTCTGTCGGGCCGCGGACCTGGTCGAGCTGTGCGCCGGTGGCGGTGGGCTGGATGAGGCCGACGGCGTGGCCGCCGATGCTGGAGTTAGTGCCGGCGGCGATTCCTCCGGCGTAGACACCGACGTACTGGCGCCTGGTGTTGCCGCCGATGCCTCGGTAGGGGGTCGAGGGAAGGGAGACGGTGATGCCGGTTGTGCCTGATCCGGCGGCTGAGCAGGTGATGTAGGCCTCGAAATAGACCAGCTTCCCGATCTTGAAGTACCAGCCGTCACGGATGGCGAAGACGGCAGTGCCGGCGTTGGCGACGGTGGGGGTGTAGGTCTGCCAGGTGGTGCCGGTGACGGCGAGTTCTCCCGCGCTGGCGGTGCCGGTGGTGCTCAGGCTGCCGCCGGTGACCGCGCCGGTGGCGGTGACGCTCGCCCCGTTGACCGCGCCGGTGGCCGTGACGCTGGCGGCGCTCACCGCACCGGTGGTGTCAAACCCGGCGGCATTGACGGCGCCGGTGGCGGTAACGGCCCCGGAGGGTGAGACGGTGAATCGGTCGGCGCCGTTGAGGAGGGCCCGGATCAGGTGCCCGGTGTGGCCGGTCTTCGCTCCGACGTACAGGGCGCTGTTGCTTGTGGCTGGCGGGTCGAGGACCAGGCGGGCCTCGTCCAGGAAGGCCAGGCCGAGGGAGACACGGAGCGAGGCTGTGGGGTCGGCATCCGTGCTGTCGACGAATCCGATACCGGCGCTGGAGTTCGTCAGGTCCAGGTAGCCGCCCTTGATGGTGTTGACGTCGGAGCGGCGGACGCGTTTCGTGGTCCAGCCGTTGGCGGCCTCATCCGTGCCGATGACCGTGGTCCAGGACCAGTCGGTGACAGCGCCGTCCGTGAACGGCCCTGAGCTGATGTTCAGGCACGGTTCGCCGCTTTCGGAAGAGGCGTTGATCTGGCCGGCTACGTCCCCGGCGGCGTCGAAAAAGGTGATGACGGGCGGGCTGAGAGTCGGGTTGATTTTGATGCGCCAGCCGTCCGGGCCGGTGGCCTCGATGGTGCCGTCTTCGATGTCGACAAGGCCGCCGGCGCCGTTGTCGGAGTGGAACTCGGCGCCGTTGATGGTGCCGCCGGTGATGGTCTTGCCGGTGATCGCGTCGGCCTTGAGCGCGGTCGCGTCGACCGATCCGGCGGCCAGCAGGGCGGTGGTGATGGCGTTCGCGTAGACCTTCGGCGTGGTGATCGCGCCGTCGGCGATGAGGGTCTCGGTGATGCCGCCGGGGCCGATGTCGTCGGAGATGGGGCGCGGCTCGTACGGTCCGACCGTGTCGGTCGGCGTGGAGGCGGTGCCGGAGGTGTTGCGGGCCACGAGGCGGACGTACAGGGGCGTGGTGGTGGGGATGTAGACGATGCCGCCCTGTGGGGTCTCGATCGTGGCCTGCAGCGTTTCGGGCAGGGGGGTGAAGTCGTCGAGGTCGGCGGTGTGGACTTCGACGCGGGACCAGTCCAGCGGGATGAGGGCGCCTGCGGTGAAGGTGCCGTCCCAGCCGACCGCGATGCCGCCGAGCGCCGCTGAGACGGTCGGCGTGGTCGGGGCGGGCGGGGGGCTGCCGTTGACGACGTTGACGGCGGTGGTGCCGTCGGACTGCTGGCCGAACAACGCGCGCAGCGAACCGGATCCGTCGCGGACCTCGATGGCGGTGTCGTCGATGCTCGCCGAGCCGAGGCGGGACTGCCGTTCGATCGCCTTCAGTCGCTGTTCGATCTGGGCGAGCTTTGCGCCGATGTCCATGGGTCAGACGCCTCCGTACTGGTAGATGGCGGCCGGTTTGAGGTTCACGGTGGCCTGTGGCCCGCCGGGGGCGGTTGGCCTGATTGTCCAGCCGGTGATGCGGCACCAGCCGGTGTAGTCGGTCCAGGCGTTGTGGACGCGGACGTAGATGTCGTCGCCGACTTGCCAGGACCCGAAGGGGGCGGCGGGGGTGTTGCGCAGGGTGATCTGGTCGACGGAGCCGAGGTTCTGGCGCCAGGCCCGTTCGGCGTTCGCGCGGGCGGTGAGGATGTCGTCGCCTTTGATCTCCGGGAGGTCGATGACGTGTTCGAGGCGTAGGCGGCCGTTGCGGACGGCGGAGATCTGGCGGCGCTTGGCGCGGCCGTCGCCGAAGCCGGCGGCGACGACGACCTGGGCGTAGTCGTCGCCGGCCAGGGCGACCTCGGGGTCTTCGACGATGTTGACGCCGGAGGCGAAGGATATGTCGGTGCGGCGGGCTCCGAGGCGTGGCCAGCCCAGGCGGATGCGTTTGACGACGTCGGTGCGGGCGGTGTTCCACTCGGTGGTGCAGGTGTAGTCGGGGGTGGCGTCGCCGGAGACGAGGTCGTCGATCTTGTCGCCGAGGTTGTTGTGCTCCCAGAAGTGCGAGTGGTAGGGGTCTGCTGGGGTGCCGGCGGTGCTGGTGGAGGTGGTGTCGTCGACGATGACGCCGAGGTTGCCGTCGGTGGCGGACTGCAGGTAGTCCCAGATGTCGCGGATGATGTCGCAGCGGTCGGTGTAGGTGTAGGGGCCGCGGGCGCCGAACTCGCCGTCGAGGTCGTAGCGGTGCTGGGGGTAGGACGACCATGAGGCGGCCTCGACCCGCAGGGTGTCGCCCTGGGTGCGGACGTCCCAGACCAGGCCGCCCCAGGTGATCTGGTCGTCTTCCTCGACGTAGATGCAGGTGGTGCCGGGGTCGAGGAGGGTGGGGTGCTGGGACAGCAGGCGGGGGGCGAGGGAGCCGGTCAGGGAGCCGGGGCCGGACAGTTCCGGCCCGTACTCCAGTTCCCGTAGCGGCAGGGCGTGGGAGAGCCACGCGCCGGTCAGGGCGTGCTGGGTGAGGATGCGGGCGGGGCTCACCTGGGGGCCTCGAGGAATTCGATGTCGGCGAAGAACGAGGTGGAGGCGTCGGCGGTGAGGGTGCCGGTGTTGCCGCTGGTGCCGGTGGCCTGGATACGCAGGAGCTGGGTGGTGCCGCGGTAGGCGTCCGGGACGGTCAGGTCATCGACGGCGGCGGCCGGCTGACGGTGGATGCCGGTGGAGTTGGTGTCCAGGACGACGGACTGGGTGGACAGCGAGGCGCCGAACAGGCCGCGAAAGGCGCCGATGAACTGATTCGTGTACTTCAGCTGCAGCGCGTCGACCCGGATTTTCACCTTGGAGGCCCACGTGGGGACGGGGATGTTCCATCCGGCGGCGGTGGAGAAGTTCTGCCAGACGCCGTTGCTGTTGGTGATGTCCGCGGACGCGGATGTGGGGAACTGCGTCCAGGTGGTGCGTTCCCGTCGCGGGTTCGCGATCTTCCGGATGTCGACGATCATCGCGGTTGTGATGGTGGAGGTGGAGGCGGGGATGTCGATCCGCGCCAGGGGGATGCCGGTGCGGCCGTCGGGGATCGCCGTCGCTGAGCTGGAGACGTTGGGGATGACCTGGAAGTAGGCGATCTGGTCGGTCGCCGGGTTGAGGGTGCCTTCGTATTCGGGGTCCTCCACACGCAGGATCAGCATGTCGGAGCGGCCCGCGCCGCCGGTCGCGGCGATGCTGACGCTGGTGGCGCCGGTATTGGCGACCGCGTAGGAGCCCTGGAACGTGTTGGCTCGGCCGCGGACGACGCCGGTGCCGGAGGCGACCTGCACCGCGCCGCCCGGGGTGCCGAGCTGGGTGACCTTCAGGTCGGTGCCGCGGGTGATGCCCTCGTTGTCGCGGGCGAGGTCGGAGACCAGCAGGCGGAACTGCTGGGCTGAGTGGGTGGCGCCGTCGACGAGGATCGGCTGTGGGATGAGCGCCATGGCGTCTCCTCAGAGGGCGGTGTAGGCGTCGCGCCAGGTCAGGCGCATGCGGGCGGTGTTGGTGTTGTCGAACGCGGTCCAGCGGTACTCGTTCAGCCCGGGCGGGATGGAGAACTGGTCGATCCGGCTGGCAGGGCTGAGCAGGGTGGTGGCGTTGCCGCCGGTCTCACGGGTGACGGTGCGGTGCCCGGGCCGGGTGTCGATCTCCACCCACTGCCCCACCCCGAGGACCAGGGTCGGCATGGACAGCCGGCGGCCGGTCTCGGCGTGGGTGATGGTGACGTTCGAGCAGGGGCCGGTGATGCGGATGACGGGCCAGGCGTCGGCGTCCCCGGTGTTGGTGGCCCAGCCCGGGCGGTCGGCCGCGGTGGTGCCGGACTGCACGAAGATCGGGGCGGTGACGGGGGCTGCGAACCCGCCGCCGGTCAGCCAGCCCAGGGGGATCTCGACGGTGGATTCGGTGTCGGCGTACCAGGTGGGGTCGGTGCCGACGAACTCGATGTCGAGGGGCATGTAGCCGTGCTTGACCTGCCCGTACTCGGCCTCCAGGCGCCGCAGGCGGCCTTCGAGGCGCTTGGCGGTGCGGCCGGGTCGCTTGATCCGCAGGACCATGGTGGCGCCGCCGGCCAGGCGCAGCGCCGCGTCGTGGGCGGGGCGCTGGAGGGTGGCGAGCATGTCCTCGCAGGCGACCGGGTCGCCGGGGGTTTTGATGGCGGCGTCGATCTGCACGCTGCGGGGGGCGAAATAGTCCGGGCCGGGCCAGGAGCCGTCCATGCTGGGCTGGTCCTTGTCGTTGTCGCGCACGGGCGGCCGGCCCAGGCCGGTGATGTCGATGACGTTGACGGTGGTGCCCCGTCCGATGACGGTGCCGCACAGGTCGACCTGGCCGTCGGTGATCTGTAGATCAGCCACGGGCGTTCACCCCTCCCCTGCGGGCGCGCCGCATCTGCCAGCCGACCTGTGCGCCGATCTCGGAGGCGGTAGCGCCGGTGCGCATCGGCGCGACGTGGACGTGGGTGTCGCCGTTCTCCCTGATGACGACCACCTTTTGTGAGGCCGCGAGGTCGGTGAGGCCGACGCCGAAGCGGTTGGCCACGTCCTTCAGGACGCGGGTGGCGGCGCGGCGCTTGTTCGCGCCGAGCGGGATGTACGCCTCCCCGCCCGTGGCCGGTTCGGCGAAGGTGACCGCCCCGCCACGGGTGGCGTAGATCCCCTCGCGGATGCCGCCATTGGCGTAGGACAGGCCCTTGTTGGCGCGGGCGAGGTCGGCGAGGAACTTCGCCGCCCGCGCGCCGAGGGAGCTTTTGATCTGGGCGGAGGCTTTGCTGGCGACGGCGATGATGTCGTCCTCGCCGAGGCCGGTGGTGGCGGCGACGTCGTGGATGCCGGTCTTGGAGCTGGTGACGGCGGCGATGATGGCGACCAGCTGCTCGACCTGGTCGCCGGTGAGCGCGTTGTTGGCCTGCTTGGCGGCGGTGTTCGCGGCGCCGGCCTTCTTGGAGTCGGACACGGCGGCCGCGGCAAGGTCCATGGCGGCCTGGTCGCCCTGGGCGGCGAGCTGCTTGGCCAGGTCGCCGTACCCGCGGCCGGCGAGGGTGGCGAGGTTCGTGGCGAACTTTGCGTCCATGGCGGTGGCCTTGGACACCTGCCGCGTGTAGTCCGTCAGCGACGCCTTCGCGGTGGTGGCCAGGCCCCGCAGGGCTGCGGCCATGTCGTTGATGTACTTCGTCGACCCGGTGGCCATCTTCTTCGTCAGCTCGTAGCCGTCGGTGCCCATCGCGGCGAGCGCGTCGGCGACGTCCCCGCCGACCCGGTCGGCGACCTTCGCCAGGTCCGCGTTCCACCGCCGGGTCATCGCCGAGGTGGTCTTCAGGCGCTTCTCCATCGCGCCGAGGTCGAAGTAGGAGATCTCCTTGCCCTTGACCTTGCGGGTCTTGCGGCCGGCCTGGGCGGCGTCGGAGGGGCTGTACAGGGAGCCGCTGGTGGGGTCGTAGCGCCAGTCGGTGACGGCGCCGTCGGCGTACCACTGGATCTGGGCCGGATCCCCGCCGAGACGGCGGATGGTCTCCTCGGCGATGGCGCGGGAGCGGGGCCGCTTGCTGGCGGCGAGGGGGATGTACGCCTCGCCGCCGGTCTCCGGCTCCGCCCACATGCGGAACGTGGGCTGGGCGATCTGCGCGACGTGCTGCTCCATGCCACCGTTGGCGTACGCGCGGACCGGGGCGGGGCGGGCGGGTGCGTAGATGTTGCCGTCGGCGGAGCGGCCGGCGGTCGATCCGTAGTAGGTGCCGGAGGGGACACCGCCGGGCTTGCCCTTGATGCGGTACTCGGTGGTGATAGTGATCGTGCGGTCCTGCAGCCCGTCCCGGGCGGCCTTGACCGCGGCGAGGTTCGACAGCGCGGAGCCGGTCAGGGCGGTGACCTGCACCCGGCCGTCGGGCAGGGTCTTGGTCTTGAAGCCGAGCCGCTCCAGCATGGTGATGGCGCTGGCGGTCAGGGCGCTGACGGTGACCGTCTTCGACCCCGGTGTGGCGCGGATCTTCTCGATGACGGCGTCGAGGCCGGCGATGGCGTCTTCGCGCTGCATCTCGATCCGGGTGGCCTTCTCGTCGGGGATGTTGCGGATCGATTCGGCGAGCTGGGTGGCCTGGGCCTTGGTCAGGCCCATGGTCTGGGCGGTCTTGATGAACTCGGTGCGGCCGCGTGCGTAGATGCCGTTGACGGTCTCCCACGAGGCGCCTGACGCGCGGGCGCTGGTGGCGGCCTCTTGGGTCTTGGCGCTGAGTTCGGACAGGGCGGCCGCGCCTTCGCGGGCCCCTTCGCTGTTGAGGTCCAGCTGCCCCTTCGTCATCGTCAGGGCGCCGGCGTTCTCGGCGGCGGCTTCGGCCGCGTCGTCGATGGCCTGCTCGAAGCCGATCATGCCGTCCAGGGCGCCCCGGTTGGCCTCGTTCAGGGCCTCGATGCTGGCGCGCAGGCCGTCGGCCGACGCCTTCTGCGCATCGAGTTTGCGCTGGGTGGCGATGGCCTGATTCCCGAACAGGCCCATCGCGGCGGCGGCCAGGTCCTCCTCTGCGGCGAGCGCGGCCAGGGCCTCGCGGTACTGCGGGAAGGTGTCGGCGATCTGCTGGGTGGACCATCCGGCTTTCCGGCCGGCGGCCTCGATGATCTCGAATCCGGCGGCGGCTTCCTTGGCGTGCCCGGAGGAGGCGAGCTGGGCGAGCGCCTCGTCGACGCCCTTGAAGTCGGCCTGCAGCGCCTTGAGGGACTCCTCTCCCTTCGACATGTCGTTGGCGAGGTTGCCGAACCAGTCGCCCACATCGTCCAGGACGGGGATCTCGAAGTCGAAGATGGCGCCCTCGCTGTCGGCCTTGCGGAGCTTGTCCATCTCGCCGCGGAGCTTCTTGAACTTGTCGGTGACCCCGTCGAAGTTGCCGAACGTCTCTTTGAGCTCGCCCGTCATTCGCTTCGTCAGCGCAAGGTTCTTCAGCGACGTGGTGAGCTTGTCGACCTCCGGCGGCGCGCCGCGGGCGGACTCGGCGAGGCTGTTGATGCCCATGACGACCAGCGCGAGGGCGGCGAAGACGATGGACGCCTTCTGCAGGGCGCTCATGCGCTGGGTGACGCCCGCGATGGCGGAGGCGACGCCGCCGAAGCGGGCGGCGCGGCCGAACAGTGCGACGCTGCCCGCTGCTGCGGCGATGCCGGGGCCGATCGCGGCCAGGGCCAGGCCGGCGAGCTGGACGGCCTTGAACGCGATGGCGACCTGCAGCAGGATCGACAGCAGTTCGGTGGGGACGGCGTTGACGAGGTCGGCGAAGACGTTGACGACGGTCAGGACGCCGACGCCGACGTCGCTGGCGGCGACCAGGAGTTTGACCAGGACCTGGGTGAGGGAGGTCAGGGTGTCGCCGACGAGGGGCCCGTTGGCGCGGGCGTAGTCCATGAACTCGCGGACGTTCCCGCCGATCTCGCCGGAGTCCAGGCCGTCGAAGAAGCGGACCAGGCCGGTGTTGGCGCGGGCGAGGGTGTCGGTGGAGAACTCCTCGAACCGGTCGGCGAACCGGTCGAAGCCTTTGGTCTGGGTGAATCCGGCGAGGATGGTGACGAAGCGTTCGGTCTCCCGGGAGGCCCCGGACGCCATCGACTCGATCCGCGGCAGGAGACTGCCCATGACGGCCATCGATTTCGTCGCGATCGGCATGGTGTCGGCGGCCATCGCGTCGGACATGGCCATGTACTGGTCCTTGAGGACGCTGATCGCGGCGGCCGCCTCACGGGTGGCGGGCGGCATCGCGGCCGTCATCCGCATCAGCTCGGCCTCTGCCTTGGCGGCTTCCTCGGACGCCTTGCCGTGCTCGCGGACCGCCTCGTCGTACTTCTCCTGCGCTTCGGAGGCTTCGACGAGGTGCTTGATCTGCCCGGCGACCGCGATACCGAGGGCGCCGGCCCCGGCTGCTGCGCCGGTCAGGCCCGCCGCCAGGGGCGCGGCGGCAGCAGCGATCGGGATGAGGGCGGTGGACAGGGCGATAGCGGCGGCGATGAGTTCGCGGGACCGGCCGCTGAGGTCGCCGGCCGAGGTGCTGGTGGACGACAGGGACGACCGCAGCCCGCCCAGCGATCCGTTGATGGGGGTGATGCTGCTGTTGAGGCCGCCGAGGTCTTCGCGCAGTGTCCGTGCCCGTGCCGACAAGGCCTCGACGCTGCTGTCGGACGTGCGGGCGGCGTCGTTCAGGCTGACCAGGCCGGCGACCGCGCCGGTGGCGGAGGTGCCGATGTCGTCCAGGGCCCGGGCGGTGGCGTTGGCGTCGTCACGCAGCTCCCGCAGTGTGCGGGACGTGGCGCGGACGGCCTGCTGGACGGTGCGCAGCATGGCGGCCGCGGCTGCGGTGTTCCCGGTGTCCAGGTCGGCGCTCAGCCGCAGGCCGCCCTGGGACTGGATGCCGGCGAGGGTGGAGCGGATGCTGGCCGCGCCCCCGCCGGTCCGGTCGTCGAGCCGGACCTGGAGGCGGATGTCGCGGTCGATGCGCTCCAGCCGGTCTTGGAGGTGGTCGGCGGCGGTCGCCACGCGGCGCAGGTCACGGGCGGACCGGCCGGCCTGGTTGCCCATGCGGGCCAGACGTTCCCGGGCGCCGTCCGCCTGCTGCCCCACGGCGCGCAGGTCCCCGGCCGTGGCCCGGGCGTCGTTGCCCAGGCCGCGGACCTGGGTCCGGGCTTGGCGTGCCGCGTCAGCCAGGGTGCGGGCGTGTCGGGCGTCCCGGCGCAGCGCGTTGCCGAGGTGGGTGCCCTGTCCGCGCAGGTCGACCGACAAGTTCCAGTTGGCCACCGACCGCCCTCCCTTCCCTTACTCGTCTTCGTCGTCGTCCCAGGAGCGCCGGCCGCGCTGGCGCCGCTTCATCTCCCGCTCCGCCTCGAGCGCCGCGTGGACGGCGACGGGCAGGAGCGCGACTTTCATGCCGCCGAGGTCGACGCCCTGCTTCTCCAGCTCGGCCTGTTTCTCGGCGATGACCTGGCAGCCCACGCACCGCTGCCCGACGGCGACGTAGGCGTCCTCTTCGTCCGGGCCGCCGTGGTCCCAGTCGTCGTGACGGGTGCCGCACTGGGGGCACACGGTGCGCTGGTAGGCGCGGTAGGCGAGGGCCTTGTCGCGGTCGCGTGGTGTCCAGCGGCCATCACCTGCGCCGAGGAACAGGCTGTGGGGGATGCCCCAGCGGTCGCACAGTTCAAGTTCGGTGCGCAGTCGCTCATCGGCGATCAGCCTTTTCCCACGTCGAACCGGACGATTCCCTGGACGTCCCACGCGGTCTGGAACAGTTGCGCGGCCTCGGTTTCGGCCCAGGTGTCGAGGTAGTGCTGGGCGTCGTCCTCGGTAATGCCGTCGAGGGATGAGGCGGCGATCAGCGGCGGGGCGATGGCCTCGACGTTGACGATGAGGCCTTCCTCGGCCTGCTCCTCGGTCGGCGGGTGCTCCTTCTTCAGCGCCTCGAACGCCGGGCGTTCCAGGGCCTGGAACCGCAGCACGATCGCCGCGTCGTCGAACGCGGCCTGAGCCTGGGCCAGGCGCTCGTCCATGCCGGCGAGCGCCGCCTTGAGTACCTGATTGTCCGGGTCGGCGTCGAGCTGCAGGGCGGCCCGGCGCTGCGCCTTGCGGGCCTCGTCGAGGTCCTGCCTCGCCTGGTGGTCGTCGCAGATCGTCATGGTGGCGGTGGGCCGCTGCCGGTTGCGGAGCTTTTCGCGGGTCGCCGTCCAGTGCGCGTCTTGGGCGACTGCCCGGGCGGGCGGTTCCACGCTGGTGGTCTTGGGCATGGGGGTGGTCCTCCGTCAGGGGAAGGGGACCTGGCCGGGCACCGGTGGGGTGCCCCTTCCCGAACACCGCCGGGCCCGGCCAGGAGCTGAAAGGGAGCTGCGGGTCAGGTGGCGGCCGGGACGGCGGCGTCGAGGGCCGGGGTGTCGGTGATGGAGAACCGGGCGGTCCACTTCGCGGCCTCGTTCTCCACGCTGATCGCGCTCGACTTGCTGGCCACACGTACCGGGTAGACATCCATGGACTTGCTGGCGGGGACGTCGCCCTTGCGGAGGATGATGATGAAGCCGGTGGTGCCCTTGGCGAGGGCCTCTTCGAGGGTGGAGCTGGTGTCGTCCTCGTAGAACGTGATGGAGGAGTCCGAGGCCTGGTCGTCACCGGGGATCTTCGAGGTGAACGTCGACTCCAGGTCCGGGGTTTCGATCTCCTGGTTCTCGAGCTGGAAACCCTCGGTGGCCGCGATGGCCTTGGTCAGTGAGGTGGCGCCGGTGATTTCGGCGCGGGTGGGGATGTAGGTGGAGGACGCGATCGTCTCAGCGAAGAGGATCTTCGTTACGCCCTTGCGGGAAAACCTGCCCATGGTGGGGACCCCTTGTTCTGCGTACGGCTGTGAGGCGGCCACCTGCTGTGGGTGGCGTCCGCGTGGGGTCCCGCCGCGGTGCGGTCAAACGCGCCCGACTCTTCGGTCAGGCGGGGGTCAGGTCGAGCCTGAACCGCTGTACGTAGCTGATGATGGCATCGCCGGGATCACTTGACTCCCCCGGTTCGGTCTCCAGCCGGCGTGCGGTGTTCTTCACGCCGGTGACGGTCAGGGGGCGCAGCCACAGTCCGGTTGCCGGGTCGCGGGCGAGGATGGCGGTACGAACCTTGTCGGCCATCCACTCGACCTGGTCGACGCTGCCCGCCGAGCCGGATACATCGGGGTCGGGTCCTGATACGGCGGTGACCTGGTAGACGAACGAGGCGTCGGGGTTTTCGTCGGCGAGCGGCGGGCCGGTGAGGGTGGAGTCGACCAGGTACAGCAGGTAGTACGGGGGCTTGGCGAGGGTGCCGGGTGTGGTGCCGGGCGGGATACGGCCACGGCCGACGGGCATGCCGGTCGCGCCCGCCAGGAGCGCCTGGAGAGCTTTGGACACCGGAAGGCGGGCGATCATCCGAAGATCTCCTCCACGGCCGCGCCCATCTGCTCGCGCAGGATGGCGCCGATGAACGGCAGCGCGGGCTGGACGTGCGGGTAGGGGGGCTGGAAGTAGTGCCGGCCGATGGAGTCGGTCATGTTCCAGAACCCGAACTCAAGGCGGCGGCCCTGCGGCTTGGTGGTGCCCAGGGTGCAGTGGGCGCCGTGCGGGATGGGCCGGGTGACCGATTTCCAGGAGGCGCGGTACTGGCCGGTGATGACGTTCGGCCCGGGCCGGCCGGAGGAGTTGCTGCGGATCTGTGCGATACCCAGGGTGGCGACATGGTCCATGCGGCGCCGGACGGCGGGGCCGATGTCGTCGGCGGCGTTCTCCAGGCGGTCGGCGAGTTCGTCCGGGGTCATGTGGCTCCCCCCTGCTGCTGGTCGAGCGGGGTGACGCGGACGGCTTCGACGGTTCCGACCCGGCCGGGGTCGCTGGCCTGCCATGTCCGGCCGAGGAGCTGTGTGCGGGCCGGGTCGTGGACGGCGGTGACCGTGACGAGGGCGTCTTTGGGGGCGACGGGCGCGTCGAGGGGGGTGAGGAGCCGGTAGGTGGAGCGGGTCTCCCCTACCCACGGCTGGTTGGCGGTGGACACCACGGCCAGAGGCGGCGACGAGGCCGGGAGCACCGCGCCGGGCCCCTCATAGAGCGTGGTGCCGGTCGGGTACTCGAGCTGGCCGGTTGCTTCGTTGAGGACCGGGGTGCCGCCGGCGGGCAGGGCGATGCGTACGGTGTCGACGAGGAGGTTCTGCTCGATCCACGCGACAGCTCCGGCGATCGCTGCGTCGAGGCCGGCCATCAGTTCTTCCCCTCGGCCCAGTCGGCGAGCTGGGCGAGCATCGCGCGGGTCAGGGCGTACCGTTCGCTGCCGAGGTCGTCGCGGTTGAGGGCGGCGTTCTCGAGTGCTGCGGGGTCGATGCCGCGCAGGAACTGGAGGACCGCTGGGCCGGGGTCGGGTTCGTCGGCGACGACGACGTGCGCCAGGCCTTCGAAGGCGGCGGCGAGGGACCGCCTGGGGTACAGCACCAGCACCGGTGGCTGCCCGGCGCGGTGTTCCAGGGTGTAGCCGGCCAGGTCACTCGACAGGTCATGATCGTGGACGACGACCGTGGCCTTGGGGCCTTCGGTGGTGATGGTGACCTTGCGGGGGGTGTCGGCCATGCTCGGCTCATCCATGGTGGTGGTCAGTCCTTCCAGCCGGGGGCGGGCCGGGACGGCCGGGCGGCGAGCGAGCGGGACAGCTCGGACCAGTAGGCGGGCAGACCGTCCCACGTGTTCGTCTGAGGGTCGTAGATGGTGGAGTGGGTGAAGATGGTGTGGCAGCCTCGCTGGCGGGCCAGGCGTACGCATTCCTCGGCCTCGTCGGGGTGCCCCACGCCGTGGACGAGGTGCGCGAACCGCTCGGGCGGGTACTGGCGCATCCACTCGGGGAACGTCGCGGCCCGGTAGGTGTCCAGGTCTCCTTCGAAGACGACGATCTGGTCGGCGATGTCGCAGTAGCCGCGGTGCGGGACGACGCCGGGGTTGAGGACGACGTAGTCCATGCCGTGCTCCTGTTGGCGCAGCACGGTCAGGGCGACGGTCTCGAGGTGTGCGAGGTCGGCGGGGCACTGGTCGAGGAAGCTGGCGGAAAAGCCGCGGTCGGCGTAAAGGTCGGCGTCGGCGTTGTTGAAGAAGTCGTCGCGTTCGCCGTAGTTGAGGGGGACGTAGCCGAGGACGCGGATACCGGCGTCGCGTACTTCGCGGGCGGCGTCGTAGAGGACGGCGTCCTCGGTGGCGCCGGGCCCGTTGGCCTGGTTGAGGACGATCCAGTGGACGGGGGCGCCTTCGATGGTGATGGCGGCCCAGGCGGAGGCCTTGGTGGCGGGGTGGGCGTAGAGGGGGATTCCGGCGCCCATCGTCGGCGGCAGCGTCACGGCGGTCAGCCCTTCTCTTCCTTGCGTTCGGCGCGTGCGGCTTGCCAGGAGCTGATGTGGCCGATGGCGATGGCGTACCAGGACATGCCGACGAGGTAGGGGATGGAGTCCTTCCACCACAGGATGGTCGGCGGCAGGAGCAGCACCCAGACGGCGAACAGGGCCAGGTGCAGCCGTTTCCAGAAGCGGGCCGATCCGAGGGCGGTGCGGGTCACGCGAGGCCTCCGGGGATCGCTCTGCTGCGGGTGAGGTGGGGGCGGAACTCGCGGATGCAGTGCGGGTGTGCGGTGGGGTGGGCGAGGGCGTCGTCGATGTCGCGGAGGGTGCCGTCAGCGCGGTCGGGGTCGTCGTGGCTGGTCCAGCCGCAGTCGGCGCCGTCGCGGACTGCGACCTGCTGGCAGCCGAGCTGCTCGGCCGAGGTCTGCAGGCTGCCGGCATTGGCGGTGGTGACGGCCTGCCACGCCAGGGCGGCCTGGGCCCACGCCTGGACCGGGTGGCGGTGGTCGTTGGCGTAGATGACGGTGTCGAGGGGGTGGGTGCGCTGCAGTTCGGCCGGGTCGAAGGTGGCTTCCTGGAAGCGGGCGGTGCGGGTGCGGGCGGCGCTGAGCGCGTCACGGAGGAAGACACCCGCGCGGCGTTGAGCTTCGCGGAGCCGGCCCATGAGGTCGGCGTAGTACTGCGCGGTGAGGGTGGTGATGGTCGCCTGGTGGCGGCTGGTCCACGCCCACATCCGGTGGGGGCGGTCGGCGTGGTCGAGCGCGGCGTGGGCGCCTTCGCGGTAGGCGACAGGCAGGTCGGTGGCGGCCCAGCGTTCGATGAACGCGGTGGTGGTGCGGGTGAAGTCGGCCAGCTCGCGGCGGAATGTTTGTTCGGCTGCGCGGATGCGAGCGGTGGCGCCGCGGCCGGGCCGGATCGCGGCGAGGGCGGTCAGGAGCCGGGTCTGGGCGCGGGCGAGGATCCGCCAGGCGGTGGTGAGGCGGCTGGTGGCGTCGGTGATGAACGCCAGAAGCCGGGAGCGCAGGGTGCGGCGGCGGGTGGGGGTGGTCATCGCCGGGTCCGGGCGGTGAGGGTGATGATGCGGAGGCTGTCGTCGCCGGCGGTGCCGTCGCCGTCCGGGTCGGTCTCGTCGGGGGCGAGTGGCCGGCCCGTTTCGAGGCGGGCGATCTGCCGTTCGATGGCCTTGATGTTCTCGGCGGTGGAGACGGAGACGACGGAGGAGACGGAGACGTTCGCGGGCTGGGCGATGAGCGCGGCTTTGCGTTCCTCGAGGACTTCGATGGCGACGGCGCGGGCGGTGCCGAGGCGGGTGTAGCGCTGTTGCAGGTCGGCGAGGTCGGTGGCGGTTCCGAGCTGGCCGGTGAGCCAGGCCCGTACGGCTGTGTCCACGGGCTCCTCCACGGGCGTTGTGGGCGAGGGGTGGGAAGGGGCGACAGCGGGGTGCGGGCCCGGCCTTGGCGCCCCCACCAAGGGGCGGGCCCGCACGCCGCTTACTGGCCGCCGGTGCCCTCAGCGGCGGCCGTCCGGCCCCGAGCCGGAGTCTTGGCCGCGGTCTTCTTGGCGGCCGTCTTGGTGGCCGTGGTGGCCTTGGGCTCGTCGGACGTCTGGTCAGCGTCGTCGGAGGTGGTGGCCGAGCCGTCGCCAGAGGCGTCGGCCGGGCCGTCGCCGGAAGGGCCGCTGCCCTCCCCCTCCGGGCCGTTCGACGGTTCCGTCTCGGGCTTGGCTGTCTTCGGCAGGCGCGGCAGCTTCCCGTCGACCCAGGCGCCAGGGTTCGTCACCAGGGCCGCCAGGCGCGGCTCCGGTAGCGTCCCGGCGTCCAGGGTCACGGTCTGCCGGGTGTCCGGGTCCTGCACGTACACGGTGCTTACGAGCTGGGCTCCCATGGCTCACCACACCGTCGCAGCGATGTGGATGTCCGGGGTGTACATGACCGGCAGCGCGGCCGCCGAGCCCTTGGTCCACACCTGGACCGGGTCGTCCTGGTAGCCGGAGGTGACGATGATGCCCGGCGCCTCGGACCGTTCGATGGACGGGTTGCCGCCGGTGGACAGCACCAGGCCCTCGGCGGTGAGGCCGTACTGGGTCTCTGCCATCTGCCGTGCGTTGGGCGGCAGGAGGAAGAACATGTTCTCCGGCAGGACCCGGACGTCGGTGCCGTTGTCGAGGGGCACCTTGACGTCGTAGGTGGTGATCGGCGGCAGGCCGTAGCGGCCGCGGACGACGTTGACCTCGTTCGGCGCGAGGACCGCGGTGGGGATGGTGGAGGCGGAGTTCACGCTGCCGTAGTAGGCGGCGCGGTAGGAGTCGTTGCCGAGCATCAGCGCCCACGTCTTGTACGACGTGAGGGCCCGGGAGGGCAGCGGTGCTCCGGAGGCGCGCAGGACCTCCATCCAGCGCATCTCATCGCCCAGGATGTCGGCGGTCGGGTCGGTCCACGCGGTCGGCGCGGTCGGCATGTTCGCGGCAGGGACGTTGTGGTTGGCCTCGAGGGTGAGGCCGTTCTCACCGGTGAGGGTGAACTTGCCGTCCTTGAGGAGGTCGCCGGCGGCGAGCTCCATGCGGTGCTTGATCGACAGGACGTGGGCGGCGACGTCGTCGTAGATCGCGTTGACCAGGTCGTCGCCGTCCATGCCGCGCGAGACGTTCTCAAGGATCGTCTCGAGCTCGCCGACGATGTACTTCTGCCCCAGGGGCAGGAGCTTGCCGGAGGTCGCGAACTGCGTGATCTCACGCGTGGCGACCTTGGTCTGGGCGTCCCACGCGCGGTAGGACGCGGCGGCGACCCGGCGGCGGGTACCGCGGACTTCCCACTTGACGGAGTTGACCGTGCGCTCGGGGATGACCGACTGGGTGAGCTCGTAGTCGGCCGGGGTCTGGATCTCCCGGACGAACGCGTTGATCTCGGTGGCGTTGATGTCCCGGAGGAGGACCTCGAGCATGTCGTTAGGCATGGGGGGTCCCCTCTCAGACCTTGTAGACGAACGACTGGTTGGACTCGGCGGACAGGTCCGTCGGGTCGAAAGCGACCGGGAGCTTGGCGACGTCGATCTGGCCGTGGACCATCAGCGGCGCCGCGACCTTCGTGGACGTCGGGAAGAACGACACCTCGGTGAACAGGAACCCGGCGAAGTTCTGCGTACCGGATGCGGAGCCGGCGGCGCCGCCCGCGGTGGTGGTGGCGATGGTGACGCCAGGCGTGGACCCGCCGGTGAACGACGCGGTAGCGGTCGGCTGGGCCACGTTCTCGCCCAGGTACTGCCCACCCCAGGTCAGGGTGTAGGGGCCGCCGGCCGCGCCGGTGACCGTGACGTCGCCCGGGTTGATGTTCGACAGGGCCTCGAGCGCGGTCTGCACGGCCGCGGCGGTGGCGTTGTACGCGATGGCCGCTGTGGTCTGGCCGGAGAACGTGAGCGTGAACGTGCCGCCGGTCGGCGAGCCGGTGATGGTGGCTGTCTGGACCTCGTTGGTCAGCGCGGCGTACGGCTCGAACAGGCCGGTGGTGGTGTTCTTGCCGAGGGGGATGCCGGACTTCAGCTTCCGCTCGGGCTGGTACTTCGACGCCTCCGTCCAGTGGAGGTTCTCGTCGAAGGCGGTGAGGTCGAGGGTGACGGACTGGTTGGCTTCGATGCCGAGCATGCTCATCAGCCACGGGCGGCCGACGGCGAGCGTCTCGGTGGTGGTGTACGGCTGGATGTCCACGCCGTGCCCCTTTCGCGAGTGTCGCGGTGTGTGAGAGGGCACCGGTCGAGATGTTCGGTGGTGCCGTCCACGGGGGTGAGGGCGTGGTCCCTACGCTGGTGCGGTCTTAAGGGTCAGGCTGCGTCGTCGTTGCGCAGTCCCATGTCGGCGGCCCGCTTGCGGGCGGCGGTGCGGATGGCGTCCTTGCCGGTGGCGGGGGTGCGTGCCGGGGGCCCGCCGGCCGGGGCGCCGGACGGCGCGGGCGGCAGCACCTGCTGCGGCGCGGGGGTGGCGCCGAACAGCTCGCCGCGGCGTTCCTTCAGCGCGGTGGCGGCTTCGGTGATGGCCGTCTCGTCGGCGTCGTCGGCGATACGGCCGGCAAGGAGCGCGGCGGCGTCGTCGAGGTCGTCACCGGTGGCGCCGAGCCGGACGAGGACTGATCGCATCTTCGTCTCCCGGTCTCGGCGGGTGATCTCAGCGGCCCGGGCTTCGAGCGCGGCGTTCTTCGCCTCGAGGTCGCTCTGGAGCTGGGCGAGTTCCTCGGCGCGGCGCTGCTCCTCGGACAGCTGGGCCTGGCGGGCCTTCTCTGCTTCCTGGAACAGGGTGCCGAACTTGGCCGGGTCGAACGTCTCGGGGTCGAGGCCGGCGGCTTCGGCGATGGCGCGCATGGCGGCGCGGCGGCCCTCCTCCTTCTCCTCGGCCATCATTTTGTTCAGGCGGCGCTGGGTGAAGGACACCTTCTCGTCGTCCGGGTCGACGGCCGGGGCGGCGGG